CGATACTCAACCGGGCACACCTCTCACTAGGTAGTGGTATATACCCATGCGGCACTGCCAGTTTGTTGCAGCGTGACCGACATGCCCAGCTTGTCATCATACGGGGCATCCACCGTCGTGTTCTTGACGAACGCCTGAAACGAAACCTTGGCGATGTTGCCCGCAATGGTCGGGAACGTGACCTGCCACGGCACCGTCAGGCGCTGGTCACGCAGGTACATGATGCCGCCGCTGACCGCCTTGTGCGTGGCGCTGGTCGGGTCGAAATTCACGTCTAGCGTTACCTCGCCTGGGCTGATAAAGCTGGCCACCATCTCACGATAGGCCCCCGAGCTGTCATGGCTGGTCACGTCGATGGTTGAAACCTCGCCGTCCAGGCCGCTGATGTTCGTCACGTTGGTCAGGGTTGTTGCCGTCGTGGTCCCTGTCGCCGTGCCGAACGAAACTACACAACCAAATGCCGCTCTACCTGGCATCTCATACCTCCGTAAACTGAATCATGTAGTCCTGAGCCACGCCGCTGTGGCCCGTCTCAGGATCGTCCAAATCTCGCTCACCGACGCATAGGCAGGAGCCGATCGCCAGTGTCCCCCATGTTCCTAGATAGCCGTCCAGCCTGGCACGCACCGCTTCGGCCAGGTCGTTGGCGCCGGCCGGCGTGGTTGCCCAGCTGGTGACCTGCATGCGCGGCCTGGGCAATCCGTCAGGGCCGTCCATGTCATGCAGGCGCCGTGTGTCGATTCTCTGGTACACGATGGCCGGCAGCGTCGGTGTCTGCGGCAGCATACGTGCGTGCATACGCGTGCCCACGAGCGCAGCCACGGCCGCCCCCGCCAGCGTATAGGTGCGCAGCTCTGTCTCCAGGCTCATGCCCTCACCGACTCCACGAACGCTGCCACCGTGTCACGGACAGCCCCTATGATCTCGCCTTCGTTCTCGTCCATCGCAGGACGCAGGAACGGGCGTGCTTCCATCCGTGATGTGCCAAACTCTAGATACTCGGCATACTCAGCACCGACACCCAGCACCGCCTCTGTCGGAGTAACATCGTCGACATTGACGCTGTTGATCAGAGTGCCGGTGTCGATTGCCGGCGGCTGTCCTGGTGCGCTTGCCTGGTGCGATACACTGCCACGGGTATAGACTTCTCCGCTGCCAGGTGTCTGTAGTTCTATCTTGACGTGCGTCTCTACCACCCGGATGCCCGCCTCTAACCCATCCCGCTGGGCTCGCCTGCGTTCTGCGCCGGCCAGCCGGTCAAGGTTGCGCCGTAACTGGTCACCGCCCCGCACGGTCATGCTTACAGTAGGCACTAGCGTACCTCCACGAGCTGCAGCACATAGCCGGTCGGCCCGCGCTGTGGTTGTCCGTCGATGCCGTAGGCCAGCGCAGGCGTGAGCGCCTCGCCATTGCGATGGGTGACCGTGATGCGGTCCTCTTCGGTCAGGCCGTCGCCATCCTCCAGGGACAGGCGCAGCGTTGCACTGATGACAACGATCGTGCCATTCAGCCGGCGCCGCTCCCCGCCCCCAGTGCCGCCCCCACTCACGTCCAGCCCACAGGCAACGCCGGTTGTCTCGGTGTAGGCCGGGATCTCCGTGCCGTAGTTGTCCGTGGTCGGCGCCCACTTGCGCAGCGTACAGGTGTCCATCATGGCCCCTGTCTGCACATCGCGCATGGCTGTCAGTTCACCGGGTGTGAAGACTCGCATCCATCCTCCCGCAGATAACTCGCCTTATCGTCGGAAATATGCCACGGGTATTTGATGCCGTGACGCGTCCAGAAGATAAGCCAAATCGCAATCAGCACGCCGCCTATGAGTTCTGCCCACCGCACCATGGCCGAAATATCGCCACGCTCGATCATCGGCGCTGGGCCGGCTGTGATGGCCAGCAGGGCGAAGTAGATCGTCCAGCTCAACCATCCGAACACCGCCACCAGCACCCACCAGGGCCGCACGCCGATGCGCCAGCTGAAGAAGAAGAGCAACGCCGCGGCAAACGTCGTCAGCGCACACATCAGTGGAGCCTCGAAGGCCAGCATGCTAGAATGCACCTATCCACCGCCCCGACAGTACGCTGATGATGGTCGCCAGCGCCAGCAAGGCGATGAACACGCTGAGTGAGATCGTGAATAGCTGCCTCGTGCCAATGCTCAATGGCTGCTGCTGACGTAACGTTTTGACGTCCTCTTCCATTCGGACCATCTTCTCCTCGATCCGCACCACACGCTCTCGTAGTTCATAGAGCACCTGGAGTAGCTCTGGCGACGGCGGTCCCTGTGGATACTGAAAACTCATAGCCTGCAACACTTTGTAGCCCGCAGATTGGGCGAACTTAACCGCTGCCTCGATGCCACCTGCGCAGAGCTGTTGTGATAGCAGGCAACCAAGATGGTACGCATTGCTGTCCTCTATCTCCTGTTCGTAGAAGATCACTAGGCAGCGTTTCGCCTGATCTTGGATGGCCTGCGCCACTGCGCGCCCCGTGCACGAGTTGAGAACCGCGATGCGATACTCGAAGGCCGCCACGTATGCACCGATGACCACCGGCGGGAGGTACGTGCGATCTGCCAGCGGTATGCCTTGATCGGTCATATGGCCGGCATACCAGAAGATGTCGGCCTGCCTGTCGCAGGCGCTGTGAATCTTCTCGTGTGTCAGCTCCCCAAGCAGCGGCTGCACCTTGAGACAAGGCGCAGTAGCCACCGTTTCCACTTCCGATCGTGCGAGCGCCAGCCCTTGGTCGGTGGCAATCAGGGTGCAGGTCAGCATTCATCACTCAACACCGCTGTATTCGTCTATCTCTGGCAGGTTGCCGATCCAGCCATCCAGCCGCACGGCGCCCAGCGGCTTAGGGTACGCTTTGAGTTCCAGCGCACCCGTCTGCCGCATTGAGCGATATCGCCGTGCCATGGCCAGCATTTGCGCATGCGCCTGGCTGCGGCTGTACTGGCCGCCATCGGCCGCGAAGTCGAAGTCAGCCGCTAACAGACTCGCCTTTTCCTCCCACACATCAGCCGCCGCCTGGTTGATGTCCCACGCACCCAGCCAGCCGTAGTCGTCTGGCTCAGTACCGTTGGCATCCAGCACCGGGTAACGTGCGAGCACCTGCTGCAGGTCGCCCTGCGTATAGGTGTCGCTCGTTAGCGGCTCTGCGGTCATGCGCCGCAGCCGGGCGATCATGTCGGTGGTAGGAGTAGGCGTCGCCATGTGCTAGGCTCGGATGTACTCGATATACAGCGTGCCGGTGAAACCAGCGGAGCTGGCCGAGCCGGTAGCGGTGACGAACTTGTCGCTCGTCCAAGCAGCCGGGGCGGACACTTCCGTCTTGGTCGTGGCCTGGATTGTCGAGCCGTTGTAGATCTTGTTGGTGATGGCGCCGTTGATGGCCAGCGCGTTGATCATGTCAGACGCGTCGGTCGCAGCAGTAGCACCCACGCCAACGTTGATGTTGGCGGCGCCGGTCGATGCGGTGAGCACCACCAGGTAGGAGCGCAGGATATACACCGTCTGCCCCTCTGGATTTGCCACCGAGCACATCGCCCCGCCATCGGTCGAAGTTGTGCCGGTTACGGGCACGCTCAGAAGGCCCTTCTGAGTTGAGTTAATTGCGGTCATGTGTCTTAGTCTCCAAACCTAGTTGACTAGGCCAAAGTGCACTGGTGATAGCCAACGACATACCACTTACCGGCGTAGGCCATCAGGTTGAGAACGTCACCGACCACGCCCGAGAACGTCGCAACGTCCTCGCCGGCGCCGCCGCCGCCAAACGAGCTGGCAGACGTGACGGTGCTGGCGTGCGCTGTGCCGTTGATGATGGTCAGCCGCTTGAAGTCGTCCGTGCCCGTTGTCGGGTCAGCCAACGTCGCAGCCACCACGCCCGGCACAGTCTTACTGATGATGCACACGCCGTTCTTGACGGTGATGGCACCATCGGCCGCAAGTGTCTGCAGCGTCTCGGTGTGGTTGCGATTCAGCTCGGCAGCGGTCGCCGTGACGGCTGTACCGCTGATCTTCCACCCGCCGGTAAAATCCACGATGGGCTTAAAGATGCCAGGGAAGAAACCCATTGCGTACCTCCCTTATGCCGTCAGAACGGCGAACGGTGCGCGGCTGGCTGCGGTCGGCTGCATCCGGTTGATCGGGTTCGGCAGCGCGAAACCAAGGCGCATCACAGCGCGCAGGGCCACCATGTCCTGCTGTGCCAGGTTGTAGATCGTGTTGCCGGCGGCATCCTGGATCACGGCCTGGTCGAGGATCTTGTAGGTGATGTCCTGCCTCATGGCGAACACCAGCTGATTCCACTGGCCAGACACGACAAGCGCAGTCGCTGCGCTGATGGCGCCGTTGGTCGGGAAGTAGATCGGGCTGCCATCCAGGTCATAGCGGGTCGAGTCCTGCATGTTGGTGCGGAAGATGGGGTCGCCAACGGTCGAGCGCACGTTGCGGAGCTTCCGCTTCATGCTGGTATCGGCGACGTGCCCGGTGGCCATGTAGCCATCCTCTTCCAGCTTACCCAGCGAACCCGCCACGCCGCCGGCCGTCTCACCCAGCAGGGCTTCGTACAGGTCGGTGTACGCAGCTGCGCTCACCGTGTTGCCGGCTGCCGTGGACAGTGCCACGAGGCCAGCGGCGCCCAGGTTGGTCGTCCAGCTCGCCGGGATGTTGGTCCCGTACAGGACTGCCTGGTCGATGGCGATGCCAAAGGCTTCCACAAGCGTCGGCTGCACCTCGCCCCAAATGTCGAAGGCGCTGTCTTCCAGCACGGCTTCGGGAATCGGGACGATGACGGCGAGCTCTTCGGCCTCGATATACTTGTTCGACCAGTTCACTTCGCTGGTCTGCTTGAGGCCGTTGTCACCGCTGACAAAATAGGCCGTCGCCAGCGCGTTCATCACGGGCAGGCGGCGCTGCTTGACGCTCATATCGGTGAGGCGCCGGGCCAGCTGCATGACGATGGACGTCTCGGGCAGGCTCTTGAGGATCTCAGTCGACGCATCTTCGGGAATCAGTGCCGCTGCGTCCGTGCGGCTGATCAAGTTGTTAAATGGCACTTGGCCACCTCCACTGGTTGTCTATTGCGCTCGCCCGGCAGCAGCACGGATGAACGCATTCATGTCTTTGGTTTCCACGCCTGAAGACTTGGCGCCGGTCCCAGCATTCGCTGTCGGCAGCGCCTGTTTAGGCAGGCTCGCCAGCAGCGTCTTGGCGTCGGCTTCCAGCTCCTCGGGTGTTGAGCCCACGAGCCTGTCAGCCAGCACCGCCGGCACGTTCAGCTTAGCCGCAATGTCACGGCGCAGAACCTGCAGGCTTGCCGCTTGCGCCTGTTGGCGGGCTTGTTCGGCTTCGGTCTTGTACTGCTCGGCCAACGTCTTCCACTGGCCTTGCTCCTCAGCCGCCTTACGCTCAGCCTCTTGGCGGGCCTTTGCCGCCGCCACCTCGCCCCGCTGCTTTTCCTTGGCTAGTCGTTCAGTGACGATGCGGTCAAGGTCGGCTTGGGTGAAGGTGCGCGATTCCACGCCGGCATTCTCAGCGGCGGCGCTTCCCGCTTCCTGCTCTGCCCCGCTCGTGGCGGTAGTTGTTTCGTCTGCCATGGTTCCCCCGGTTTAGACCGTCCCGGTAGACGTGGGTAGGTAACAAAAAGGGCGTGCGTCCCTTGCGAGACGCACGCCCTTTCGTCGGTAACATGCTGGCCTTTTGGCGGGCCTATGTTGTTGCACCTATATTAGCACATATGTCCGATGCTTTGCAATGACGGCTTAACAATTTCTTACAGCGAGGTGGTGCAACCGTTGCACCACCTCCCGATGATAAGTAGGGTTATCTACGGGACTGTTCTCGTCATTCATAGTCGTAGCGATGCGCCTCCAATAGTTCTTTGTACTTCT